TTTTGGCTCAAGCCGGTGCTTGAGTGATCTGATTAAGGCCTGCTCTTACGCAGGAAAACATCATTTCTAGTTTCCACTAGCCCGAGTGCTGTGGAGCTCCAAACTTTTGGGTAGGCGGTTCCTCTTCGAGGACGATCAGTAAGTCTCTCTCATCTAATGGCGGCATCAGCACCCGCTAGTAACTCCATCGCAGATGGCGTATTTGCATTGTTCGACACCTTCAGGAACACGTCAGTGGCTCGCGTCCTCGCGAACACTGACGCCATGACTAACAATGTGATGAACTACGCCACTGATCAAGTAGTGGATCAGGTGACAGAGAACCGCGGCTATCTTTTCCGGAGCGACAGTCCAATCTTGGACATTTCTCCGGATCTTACCCATGCACAGCGTAAAGTCAACAGGTTGAGCACCAACGTCAGAACCAGACTCGTCCAGGAGGATGCGGTCGGCGCGGTAGCTTTCACTGGCCAGTTGTCACGCGCAACCATCAAAAGGGTCGAAGCGCAGGCCCTCCGGCACGCTGCCGGCCAGGACGTGGCACCCGAGGGTGTCAACGACCTGTATCTGCCTTGCCACAAAGACACTGGCGAGGTATACTTGCGACTTGTTGTCGGTGTACCCTTCTCGGACACAGCGGTCCCCGAAGGTTTTCACTACGTTTCGGCGAACGCGCCCCCTCCCGACGTTATCAACGATTCACCTTCCTCCAGCGTGGCTTCTGAACAAGAGATCGCTGGCGCAGAAGATGAGCTTCCACTTTTTCAAGCCGAGCCTCCCAGTGACAATTTTTGTCCCGAGGCTCGATCGTCACATGAAGGGACCGGCGCGCCAGCTGGCATTGACGCGACAGATCGCGAGGGGACCCTGACCCCTACACCAACAGGGGCTTCGGCAGCAGTAGTAGCACCTGGAGATACCTTTGAGGAGGTCATCGCGGAGCACTTTGTTGCAGTCGACAAATGGAATCACAACAAGGCCACTACCTGGCTCGAGAGAGTTCGAGAGGTGGAAGGCGAGTTAAGTGAGGTCAGGCACACTGGTGCCGCATGCTCTTCCCAGGTCGAAGACCCAGGGCTAGCACCCGTCCGTGGCTTGTTTCGTACTAGGGCTGTCACACTCCCGGGCTTGCCTCCCCCAGAGGAGGACAACGGGGTACAGTCACTTGTGCGGAGGATCGAAGCCAAGGTGCTGGTCAACTCTGAAGAGCGAGCAGCTTCGAGCATGAGCTTCTACGACCAAGAAGGGCCATCCCCTCCAAATCGCTTGGAACGGAGCATAGCCCTATCTGGCAATAGGACCGCAGCACCCCGAGACCAGGATCGGCAATCCAGGCCGTTCTCGAGGATGCTAGCGTATGCTGAAGAAGATAACTACTTGTGCGCCTTGAATATAATGTTTCCAGGCCCCCCCGGGGTACTGATTTCTATTCTTGCGGACACTGCAGACTGCAGCGGCAACCAGGTCTCCATGCAGACCACGCGCTATTACGGGCGAGCCACCATCCCCCAGAGATCAAAGTTTCTCGACGACCACGCCGGTCCTTGGTGGGACTCGTCAGAGTGCGCGCAGCAGGAGATGATCGTGGACCCAAACACCCACACGTCTCAGAAACTCGCCAAAAACCAATGTGCGATGCTCGTCTTCGCCCAGTACTTCGCCCTTATCACCCATCGCGACGGCACAGCCAATGCCGATTGGATGGAAGACGGTGATAGTTTCGGCGATGCCGGCACTCTTTTTCCCGCACCTCGTCAATACGACATGGACGCGGACGATGAAGAAGAGATCAACCCGGCACAGGGTGAACCCCAGGAAGACACGACGACACCACAGCCCATCCACCCCATGCCGTTGGAAGCGTTTGGTGATGCCCTGAAAGCCACAGCGCAAATGCAGGACATGACGTTCGATTGGCGCGAAGAGCGATTCGCCATGCATGAGGAAACCCCTTCTTGTGCTTGTCTCGCTCAATCCGCCATTGACGCTTTTAACGGCTTCGTACGGATTGCGAATCCGGCAGGAGTGCGCGACCTTATAGTGTACGATGTCGCCCTTCCCACAGAAGTGTTCCAACACTTACGGGTGGTGGCGAGCTCGTTGGCCATCGAGGAGAAATGCCCCAAGAACATGCTATTGCAGAAAGTAGGCAAGAAGCTCAACAAAGTCATGCACGAGTCGTGTGACCTTGATGCTAAGTCCTATCTCGATTCTCTTGTGCACCTCGTGTTTATGACCATCGTCCTCGACCTTGGCAGCCAGCAGACGTCACACTGTACTGTTGTGTCCTACAGTGCCTCACAGCCAAAGTATATCGATTACTTCAGCCAGAACAAGTTGTTCGATGCCTTGGAAGACCTCGAAGACGCCCGGATAGAAGCGGACGTAGAAGCTAACGGCGTTGTGTTCTCTGCACCACCGCAGGTCATCGTGCCTGACAATGCAGCGATCGGCGACCACCTGCAGCTCTTCGAGACCGAGGCGTTTGAGAACTACGATCTGACGGTGGAAGCCCCTCACGCTGGGGCCATCACCACTGGTGTCGATCTGCTTGTGCGCAGATGCCCGATCAACCCGAAAAGCCCATTGGCTTACGTGGTAGGCATTTGCCGGCATTTCGGAAATTCCGAGACCGTGGTAGGCAAGGATACTCCATTTGAGATTGTAATGGTCCTCGACCGCAAGCATCCCGTCCCAATGACCACTGAGCTCAAGCAGGTCTGGGAGGATATGATCGTGGACGACAAAGAAACTTTCGCCAAAGTGCTTCGAGACCCCTTGCAGAAGTTCGACTACGAATTTTACGGGGATGGGAAGCCAGGGAGCACATCGTGGCAAAAGTACGATGACATGATCAACGAACAGCTCATGGATGAGAGCTCCTTCTCATACCTCACAGAAGACACTGCCTTCAGCGCGGTGCTGTGGGGGATTCCAAAAGTTGCTGCTGCTATCGATAAGCATGCTCCCGGTGCACGCAAGAGGTTCCAGGCGAGCCTGGATGCACGCGGGGCAGTCAAGCCTGGTGAGTGCTCGGAGCGCGCGCGCTTCGTTATATCGCCAGGGCGACTCGGCAAGGAGGGGCTTCATCAAGCCAGGATGTCCCCCCTCATCAAAGCTCTGGAGGCCCTGTGCGCTGCCTGTTATAACCACACAGACATCAAGGGCAAGACCGAAGCTTCAAAGCGCGTCTATTTCGCGGACTTCCTCAATGCGGTGCCGAAGGGCGCCTATGTCTGGGGCTCAGACAAGTCGAGGAATGACGCATGCTTCACAGACGAGCTTTGGAGTTACGTGGTCCGCTACTTGGCGGCCATGGCGGAGCTTTTCGTAGACGAGTTGCTGCTGCAGCCGTATTGCTATTCGCCGGATGAGGCCTCAGGAGGCCCAGCGTTTCCCGATGGCTCCCTTCAGCTAGGGTTCTGGATATTGAGATTGCAGGCGCTCATCGCCGTGCTGCTCTCCGGAATTTCACCGACCGGTTTTTCGAACCGCAAGCAGTCAAAAGCTGAGAACGGAGCGACCATCTTACGGGTGCTGGGCCCAGATGCCTACAAGAAATGGCGCGACAATGAGAAGCGTTCTGTCGTGTCATCCCACCCCGGGTGGGAGGATATTCCGGATCCACATGCGTGCGACTTTGTGAACAGAGTCAATCTTGTTCCCCGTATGGTGAAGGATACCAACATTGAACGGGAAAAGCTCACTGAGGACAAGATTTTGTCGCACCATATGAATGCGCTTGAAGGGGACGATCAGACCCACGTCTTACTGCATCCCCAGATCGATGGTTGGCGTGACCTCACCCTGCAGGAGGTCATACAAAAGTGGAACAGCATTATGTGTCAAGTGACGGGCTTTATCTTTGTCGTCGCCATGATGCCCACTAAGTCTCTTATGACAGGGCGCAATGCCGTCTTTGAGATGATGTCGGCGTACGTAGGTATGCCGTGGCCAAAATGCTCTTTTGCGGAGCGCGCAGTGATAATTCCACGTCCGTTGAAGGCAATGGATAAGTTGTCGCAGAGCTTGGTTAGCCAGCACCATACCCTCATGAAGGATGGTGATAATGTTATTGGCGTGCAGAGGGACTCCTTCTACTGGGCCCTAATTTTGACCAAGCACTTCAGCTTAGCAATCGTCAACAAGGAGTCGCCCGGCATTCGGGGCCTCTTCTTTCAGCACGGAGAATGGGGGTACAGGCATCTCGTCAAACTTGTTGGCGAGCCTGCTGCTGCCCGAACCTCCGTCGCGTACTCAGCGCGTGATCCCGAGAAGCGGGGTCTCGAAGAGTGCGCTGACACCACTTTCAGCTATTGTGGAGAGCTACGTGATAAGACTCTCGCCATTCTCATGAAAGTGAACATGGAGCGATGCAACCGCGTGGCCATCGCCGCGTGGCGGGCTGAGTTACCGGCCCTTTGCAAAGAATCCGATCAAGACATTACTGCCTCATTAATCGCATTCGAGAGCATCACCATCACCACCCAGGTGTCGTATGAGATGCTCCTCGACAGCTCCCTTTACTGGGAGGAGCTCCGGGGAATCGGGGTCCTGTTGGGCCCATTGATGGCGCACGCATGTAGGAGCGCCACTTCCCTCTCAAGGACGTTCAGGAGCGAGTCCTTTAAGGCGGACTCGGCAGAGACGCAAAAGCTCGCCCGGGGGTACCTCGGGACGCAGGCTAAAATTGGCAAGAAGGAAGCCAAACCGGACAATCATGAGCCCACGCAGGGGCGTAAGACGCCTCCAAACCCGGGTGACAGTGGCAGGAAGCAGTTCACGTGCGAGTGCGGCACAGACACATATTGCATCTCGTACAACGGACACAGGCAGAACGCCTGTCGTAAATGCCACAAGTCTCGCCCGGCCAGCCCAGGCCCTGCCAAGGGTAAGGGCAAGAAAGGCAAAGGCAAAGGAAAAGGCAAATCTTCGAGCAATTCGCCAGCGCGCCCAGGTGGGAAAGCGAAGGCGAAGGGCTCCTTGCGCTTCTAGCGCATTTTCTAACCTTCTTACGTCCCCTATGAGGGCTGCATGATTAATTACTCGCGGCCACAACAAGCGTCTGCGAGTGCCTGTGTTAACCTGTTATTGTGTGAACTGAGCACACCGTGTCCCCTTTGACACGATTTAAATTAGTACTGTAAAGTTAGGGCCCTACCGCAGGGCCCCCAGTGTAAGCATGAGCCATTCGTTACCGGCCATAAGCACTTCGGGGGTCGTAGGTTATGCGCTTATCACTCTCTGTCACCAGTCTCATTTAAGTGACAGAGGCACACTCTCGTTCTAGGCGATCCAGGACTGAATTTTGATTTGCTGTCTAACGACAGGAGAGCAGTGGAAGCGTGAAAAGGTGCACACATTGGGTGAGCCGTTATCAGCGGCGCATGTGTGTACGGTTGCGTCAAGTTCTAAGAACCAGGTTATCTCCAATAGATATCCCCGCGGAGCCCGTGATCAAAGACGATTACGATGGTATCCCCAAGTAGAAATAGTTCTTAGGGCCAGGATCGACGAAAACTCAAAGTTGAGAGGTTTGACCGGCTACTCTCAATGTAAGGCGGCGTAGCTGGCTACGGTCCCGTACTCCGTGGCGGAGTTAGAGGATACTTGCATGTTATTGTGCATTAACTTGCTACCATCTGGTTGTCATTTGGGGACTATTGCCCCCTTTCTATCTCATTACGCGATCTAATGTTACCTCTGCTGAGCCCAGGGGGACGCGTTTGGTTTTGAGTACTGGTTGGCCCGCGGTGTTGCCCGCGGCCCTTGAATACCCTTATGATAACTTCATTCATGACCCATGAACACTGTGATACGACTACGGTGTGTCTCCGGGTTAGAGGAGCTAGGTGTTAGTATTGAACGCATGCATTTCCGGGAGCCCATAGGGGCAGACCCCGGGGGGTTATTGCTATTTTTTAGGCCTCGGCCCCCCCCTGGCGCCTGCTTAGGGCAGCACCTTGAAGTATCGGGTGTCCCGACCACCCCGGAGGGTTAATGCCTTGTCACTCGTAACGTGGTGATGAGTCCCTCTGTATATTGCTGAACCGGTGCCACGTTAAAATGCGTGGACCACATCGTCCATGAAACACGGCTAAGTCCTTCCGTGGACGCGACTTTACGACTGTGAGAGTGCACGTCAGCACTACACCGTCAACATTACACTACCCCGTTCTTTCTCGCAACGGGCGCGTTATTGTCATCCTCGGCCTTACCAACGATTGAGGTCGAAAGTTCTTTCGTTTGTTGTACTTGCGACAATGACTCTGACTCCGAACCAGGAAAAGAGCCTCAAAGGCAAGAGCAAAGCAGAGCATCAGAAGATGCGAGCGGACTACGAAAAGAGGAATGCAGCGCAGAAACGCAAGCAGAATGCCCCAAAGGCAACTCAGACGTCTCCGGCTAGGCAGGGCAGGAAGAAGCAATCTATTCCTCGCAACCTCGGGGGCGCTATGAATGCGTTCAACAAGGTACACATGCCTTGTAAGGGCACCACCGGTGCTTATGCTGTCACAAACCTTATTACCCCGATCGAATTTGAAACTCAATGGGATGTGGATCAGGTGATTGTCGTGGGTCAAAGATTCCTCTGGCACACAGACAAGTATCTTGGCCCAGCTACCGACATCATAGCCTATCGCTACGACGCGAAAGTCCACATGGACGCCATTGATTTCTTGACGGAGGGTGAGGTCCGTTCTCCAATCGTCGGAGCACCGGATTTCGCAGCCACCTCTGTGCATACTGGCGTGCGTGCACGCCTCCACAACATGTCAGCGCGCATCCAATGTTTGGGTACCTCTGGCGGTCTCGTGCCGCCCGGAGATATTTACATGGGGTGCGTGCCGTCGTTAGAGGTCGGCACATATTCGATAGCCCACGACCAGCACCAGACCTTGAAAAAGGCGTGGGTTGACTCTGCTATCGCCAACTACTTCATCACTGGTAGCACTGCAGCGTCCTTGGTCAAGCCTCGGACTGTGACCGCACCGATCGCTGAATCAGTTGCGCACGAGACATGGGAACCAATCACTCTCCCAAACAACGCCTCCAGTTCGAGCAGGGCTGGACTGTCCCTCAACACAGGCCTGGAACCGATCCTCATCTACGTTCCACGGACCGGGACATCAGCCATCGATGTCAAGTACAGGCTAACAATCGCATGCGAGTGGTGCTCCAGGCACCCTGATGACATTATGATGCGTGCAACGCAGAAACAACACAAAGCTACCCCCACCGGACTGTGGGAGGAAGCCCAGGCCGCCGTTCGGAGCGGATTAGACTTCTTGGCACCCGCTGTGTCAGGAGCCCTGGAAGGAGCAGCCGGTGCCGCCGCAGGGCGCGCAGCCGCGAGCATTTTAGGTTAGACTCGCTCCGTAGTGTGACAACAGTTGACGGTCCCTATTGCTGACCGTGTACAGAGCAAATCGGTCCTGAACGCGACAAGGCTTCAGGAAACCGCTCCCCAAAATGACTAAGGATGTTATATAAAAAGAACAAAGGGAGG